GAGGCCGACAGCGGTCGGCCCTGAAGCTGAACGACTGTCGAGGCGATCGACGTGGTCCCAGACCCGGTGACGTCGCCGGTAAGCGCAATGCTCTGGTTGGCGGTCAGATAGTTCTGCGACTTCACATAAGCCGTGGTGGCCAGCGTCGTGTTGTTAGTGGCCGCTGCCTGCGTCACGCCAATGGTGCCAGTCGGCAGCGAAGGCGTCCCGGTGAAAACTTGCGAATTGACCAGCGCGTAGGGATTCAGCAGCGTGGTGAAACCCGCGCCGCTTACCGTGCCGGTCGCGGTCAGATTGGTGAAAGTGCCAGCCGCCGCCGTGGTGCCGCCGATCGTCGTATTGTTGATGTTGCCGAGCGTAGTCGGATTGATCGTGACCGTGCCGGACGTGGTGAAATTGGCGCTGGTGGTGGCGCTCAAAGTGGTGAACGCGCCCGTACTCGCCGTCGTCGCGCCGATCGCCGTGTTGTCCACATGGCCGAGCGTCGCCGGGTTGATGGTGACCGTGCCGGTGCCGGTCGGCGAAAACGTGACGTTGGCGTTGGCTGGCGAGGCCGTCAGCGAGCCTGTGAAGGTCGCCGCGCCATTTGCCGCCAGCGTGGTGAAAGCGCCGCTGCTGCGCGTCGTAGCGCCAATGGCGACGCCATCGATCGCGCCTCCGGTGATTGCGACACTGTTGGCGTTCTGCGTTGACATGGTGCCGAGCGACGCTGTGGTCGCATAGCCCTGCGCCTTGACGAAGGCCGTGGTGGCCAGCTTGGTCGTGCTGTCAGCCGTCAGCTGCGTTACGCCGATCGTGCCGGTGGGCAGTGAGGGGGTTCCGGTGAAAACCTGAGAATCCACCAAGGCATAAGGTGCGAGTAAGTTGGTGAAGCCAACACCAGACACCACGCCTGACGCCGCCAGCGTGGTGAACTTTCCTGTGCTAGGCGTCGTCGCGCCAACGGACGTTCCATTTATCGTTCCCCCGGTGATCGTGACATTGTTGGCGTTTTGCGTCGCCATAGTGCCGAGGCCGAGCGCCGTGGTCGCCGCGCCGACAAAAGCCGTGGTGGCCAACTTGGTCGAGCTGTCGCCGGGTGCTTGCGTCACGCCGATCGTGCCGGTCGGCAGCGAAGGCGTGCCGGTGAAGACCTGAGAGTTGATCTTGGCGTAAGGCGCGAGCAGCGCGGTAAAACCAGCGCCGGAGACCGTGCCGGTCGCAGTCAAAGCTCCAGTGGTGATGCTGTCGGCAGTGAGGCCACCAGATACGTCAGCGCCAGAGTAAGCTGTTAAAGTGTCGCCAAATACAGCCGGTCCGTTAAATAGAACAGCACTCTCAAAAGTGCTTGTCTGCATCACATAGAAGTCATTATTGACGCGGACCGCGCCATCGGAGCGTCTTAGATTGAGCACCTGCCCGATAACATTGCCGCTGTCGTCATAGCGGTAAAAATTCAGATCGGATCCGACGTTTCCGCCAGTTTCTGCTGCGCTGTCAACAATATTCACTTTCCAGCGGAAGCCGCCCAGCTTCTGGCCAACGATGCTGCATGCATTGGCTGCGTTGGTGCTGTTCAAAAACAAAGTCGGGATGGCGTCGTTGATCGTCAGATTGCCGGTCATGGTGTCGCCGGTTTTCTTCACATAGACGCCAGCACCTTCTGCTACGGCGACATCGGCCACTTGCTGCACTGTGGCGCGTGACGAAACGCCAGCCTGCACAACCTCCATCATCTCCGAACCGGACAGACTGATCGCCGCAGGCAGGTTTGGAATCTGGACGACAGTAGTCATGTCAGGTTTCCTGTCCGGGGCACGTCAACATTGTCGTAAGGCACGCCGGGCGTCTCATTGAGGCCAGCAGGAGGCTCTCCGGTCTGCTGCGCAGTGCGGCGAGCGCCATCCTGAGTGGCGCGCGGCTCTCCGCCGGGGACCGGGATGCCAGTGCGCGCGTCAGACGTCGGCGGTGCGCTGGTGGCCCGGACGCTTGACTCGAGTTTCTTGAAATCCGACACGCGCGGATTCATGATCGGCATCGGATCCGCGGGCAGCACGATCGCGCGCAGCTGCTCGTTCGGCGTGTCATAGCAATGGCTGCAGACGAGGATCCGCTTGTTGATCAGCGCCGCGCCCGCATAGTCCATCTGCCAGCGCAGATCGACATGATTGTAGCCAAAGCCACAGCGATCGCAGATCGCAAACGCCTGCGGATCACGTGAATTGACCCTCGCCCTGCCAAACTTGCTGGCGTAGCTCATCTGAAATACCCCTGCAGCTGGGGCGCAATATATTGCTGCGCGGTTTCGACGTTATTAGCGGCGGCGGCGGCGTAGGCCGCATCGGCGGCAGGCCCCAGCATGGCCAGCCGATCGGGTGCCCAGCTCATCGCCAGTTTGGCTGCGAGGCCAACCGCAAAAGCATTGAGCCAGACCACCGGTATCGCCGGGATCTGGGCGTTGTCAAGATTGGCGTCTTGCGCCTGCCGCAGCACATAGGCCGTCAGATCGTAAGTGTCATCGGGCGGGACCGGCCATATGCTCACTGTCGGCGCGAGCTGGCGGTCCATCCAGAAAACAGTCGGGAAGCCTTCCTGCACCTTGTTGGGGTAGCTCGCATATTCGGTCCTGCCGACCGGCAGGATGATGCGATCGAGCAGCGCCCACGGCGGCCCATGCGTGATGTAGGTGTCCAGCATGACGACGATGTCGGGATCGAGGTCATAAGTGGCTTGGCCCTCGAGCAGCGGGATCGTGATCTTGTCCACCTGCCAGAGATTGACGCCCTTCAGGCTCCAGTCGCCCAGCAACAGGTTGGCGGCGATGCTGGCGTCAGCCATGTGCTCTTGAAGGATGGCGGTGCGGCGCACGCCGCACAGGCCGTAGGAATAGAGAACCAGCTCGCCGACACTCGGCGCGTAGCTATAGGTTCCGCTTGTCCCGCCGAGTGCTGTTGGCATTACGCGCTCCTTTGATCGATTGCGTCGCCTCGATCATACTCGCGGCGTCTCCAGCCATCAAACTTCCGAACCCAGCAGTGCCGCCCAGCCCTTTCAAACTTGCCAGACCGGGCGACGAAGCCAGCTTGTGGTGACCGTTCGAGAGCCCTTGGTTGGCCATCAGTAATTTCCGCTGTCAGGTTGCTTGAAGGTGGCGGTGACCGAACCGGTGCCGCTGTTCAGCAACACGCGAGCGAACATCGGCGGAAATGCATAGTTTCCCTGCAACGACGTCGTCGCGCCGACCAGCGTGGCGTCAGGATGCGGAAGCCACGTCACATTGGCTGGGAGAACCGGATCCGTCGGACTGTTCGGATCATCGAGCGTCTGCTGAATTGTCCAGTTGACCGTGCCATTGGCGGTCACCTGAATCGCGACGCCATTGGCGTTCCAGTCATCAAAGCGCACCCATGTCGATGAAGTGATCGCCGGGCTGGCGTTGGTGCCGACCGTCAGGCCCGCCACACTCGCCGCCGAGCTGGTGATCGAGGTGACCGTCTTGTAGTTTTTGGTGCTGACCACCGTGGCGATGTTGCCGCCAACGATGGCTTCGCTTTGCACGGCTCCGAAGAAATCGGTGCCGGTGATCGTGAAAGTGGTGTTGGAGTTGTTGCCGGTGGAGGCAAAAGCGATCTGGCGCGCCTGATCGAGGACGGCGACGCCATTGACGACTTTGGAGCCGTTCAACAGCAGCGGGCCCGCCGGTGGCGTCTGCGACAGGCAAATGCCGTTCGTGACAAGCGCGGCGAGGGGCGCGGCGGTAACTACAATCGGACGACCCATGATGCGCTCCTAAAGAAGTTCAGGGGCCTTTCGGCCCCTGTTTTTAGACCGGATCTGGTCAATCCATCGTGGTCTTTTGCAGCTTCCTGCCCGGCGCTGCGGTGCCAGCTCGAGCCGAAGAGAACGGGCTGTCTTCACAGGAGCCGCCGCTCTTGCGCGCGGCGCGACCGCCGTGGGCGCGCGCTGAAGCCCCGACCGGACCGCCGACCTGCTTCTTGACCTTCCCGCCCTTCTTGGCGTGAAATTCATCGGCTTCCTCGTGCACTTCGTCTTCCTTCTCGGAGTGCTTCATCTCTTTGTTTTTGACGTCTTTAGCTTCGACTTTGTCGCCCTTGGTGGGGCCGCCGAACTTGCGCGCAGTTGCTTTCATGACAGGGCACCCCTTAGCTCGATGACGTGGTCTGGACATAGTGGACGGAGACCAGCGCCGCGCCCGCGTTGCCCGCGCCGACATTGACGACGCGAATGAAAATCGGCCCAGTGACCGGCGCAGGAACGCCCGCCGCCGTGTAGCCGCGCTGGGCGGCGACGTTGGCGGCGCTCTGCGTCATGGCCGGGAACGGAGCCGCCGCCTTCAGATCGGTCGCGCCGACATATTGCGCGCCGCCAGCCACGTTGCCAATGGTGAGCGTCGAGGAGGTGGCGCTATTCCACGCCGTGAACGTGGCGACTTCGAACCCCATGATCACGGAGCCCGCCGGAATATTGAGCACAGTGTCGGTAGTGCCAGCGCCAGTATTAAGGATCACAGTGTCCTGATAGGACTCGATGAACCCTTTATTTGGGCCGCCGACCTGACCTTGATCGAGGTCGCCTGTGATGACCGGCCCAGTGAAGTGTGTCGCACCCATGTGCTTTTTCCTTCTGTGCCAGTATTACGAGGTCGGGAAGTTGCCGTAGATCGCCCGCCAGTTGTAGTAGCCGAACGAATAACGCTCGTATCCTTTCACCAGCAAGTTATCGGTCACGAAATCGACTTGCATATCGGTTTCGAACTTAATTCTCTCCATGAATGACAGACCGTCAATATTGGTGAGAAGGAACCAAGCGAAAGCAGACGTCAAGAAGTCGTTGACGATATAGCCTTCGGGCAGTCCCCCCGAAGTGGTCAATATTGCGTTGACGTCGTTGTCTGCTGTTCCGGGCCGCAGCTCGGTTTTGGTCAGGCGGATGGCCACCGGCTCCAGCTGGGGCGGCACGATCAGTTTGCGAGCGCGCGCAAACACCTTCAAGCCCGCCTGATCCTTGAAGTTCGTGCGAGTTGCGATCATGCTGTTGAGCAGGGTGGATTCACTCAGATCGACTTGCACCGCTGGCATGTTGCCAACCGTCGCGCCGTCGATCGGATGCGCCACGGCACAGAGCGCCTGACCGTCTCCGCCGATGTTGGCGTTGTAGGTCGTCGCCGTGTTCAGGATGTTCGCGCCGTAGATTTCCTTGGTTTGCTGAAATGACTCGATCAGGCCGAGGTTCGACGGATGGAACTGGGTCTTGTAGAGGTTGTCGTCGATGGCCTTGCGGGTCATCGCATAGCCGAGACCGATTTCGGTGTGCTCCTGATTGTAGACGTAGCGTTCGCCAGCGCCGTTGTCGAAGGAGGTCTGGCCGCCTTCAGTCTTCAGCTGGGCGAGGCCGAGATACCGCATTTCAGCGGTGCGCTCGAGCGCCAGCTTGGAGGTGTGTTTCGTGAAGACCTTGTCGTATTGCGACGGGATCATCTCGTATTTGCCCTCAACACCGCGCAAGCCCGGAAGCAGAAGGTCTTTGATGGCGCTGAGATTGACGGCCATTTTGGTTCACTCCAATTAAAGCGCCAAAAACCGCCCCTTGCGAGGCGGTTTGGCCGTTGATTACACGCCGGTGAAGTTGCGAGTGTTGACGGTGTTGAACGCCACCACGGCCCAGTCGTAGGGCTGACCATTGCTGAGCGTGCCCTGCGCGCCGGGCGGATCGTTGATGATCGCCACGATCCTGAAGGGGTTGTTGGCCACGTTCAGGTTGCCTGCGGTCATGTCGAGAGTGTAAGCGGAAATGCCGTTGAAGGCGTTGCCCGCGGCGAAAATGAAGCCGACCGTGGCGTTGACATCGACCAGCGCCGCGCCGGTGGCGTCGGACTGGGCGACGAACTGGGCGTTCGGATCGTTGACGACATAGCCTCTGGCGGAACCGGCCACAGCATCGCTGCCCGGCCAGTAGTTCGACCAGACGACACGTTTCTGCGCGATGGAGAGATATTTGCAGCCCTGAAAGATGCCAGCGATGCCGAGGACGGCGGGCGTGTTGCCCGAAGATGCGGTCGGAGCGGCGATCGAACCGTCGGCCTGCGCGACGACGGGGTCGCCGAAATAGATCGCAGGCGCGGTAACGGTGATCGCGTACTCGACCTGCTCATAGGTCGGGGCCGAGCCGTTACCCCTGAAGTGGCGGAATCCGAAGGGAGCGTTGATGTTCGGCATAGCGCGCAAACCTCTGCTAGGAGGCTCGTCATCGCGCACCGGGGCGAATAGGAGACCGGGAGTTGTTGAACCACCCCCGAGGGCGGCGTATTCGCGTATTTACTGCCGAATGAACCCCGCCGTCAAGCGGGGTTTGTAAAAACTATCCTTCAGGGACCGGCATGGGCACGTAGCCCTTCTTGACGCTGGTCATTGAATCGCCCTTGTTGCTGCGGTCGAACTGCCCGGGAGGCGCAGCAGTGATCTGCTCTTCCTTGTTGCGAACCTGCTTGCGGGCCTTGTCGCGCTCGGCACGCTCGGCCTGCCGGGTCAGCTCCAGCGGACGCTCCATCAGGATCATGCCCTTGCGGGTGATGAAGGTGTCTTTGGAGCCATCGGGCATGAAATGCGGATGGCGACGGGTTTTCACCGGCTCCCAGCCAGCGCGCGCCAGCTGCACCTGATAGGCCGGGTCTTCCTTGCCAAGCAACACGTGACGCTTCCACTGGTAATCCCAGCCCGGCGGAATGTCGGACGGCGCGATGTAAAATTCGTCGGTGCCTGCGTCAAGAATTTCATCGCCAAAGTGACCGCGTAATACGGCCATACGGTCTGCAGCGCGCTTGAGGTGGTCCTCAAAGCTTTCGCGCATCGGCTCGCGCTCAAATTCAGGAGCGCCCAGCCCGGGGATCTTGGAGGCGGCCATCAGTGAATCCTTCCTTGGCCAATGCGGCCCGCTTTGATCATGTCTTCCTTCGCCTGCGCGTATTCCTGCTCAGTCTGGCCGGAAATTTCAGCAGCTTCGCGCTCGGCAGGCGTCAGGCGCATACTGCGAGTGTTGACGCTGCCGCGGCTGACTGGAGCTGCTGGCGGAGCCGCGGCGCGCGCCGGAACCGCTTTGGCGGCGGCAGCCATCGGATCATCATCGTCATCATCGTCATTTTCTTCGACGTTCGTGACAGGCTTCTTGTTGTAGATCGTCTGCTC